AGGGTCTCCACCGCCGCTCATGGTGTCGCTAGCGGTTCCGTTTGGCCATGCCGCATAGCCGCCGGTCATAGATACCGTGGTCGTGTAGGCGTTCGAGGCTGTGCCGCCCGTCTTGGAACGGATGTTAAATTGGTTGCCGCCCCAGTCGCTTTCCACGAGCGCGTGAACCGCCGTCCCCGTGCTGTAGATGGCACCGGCGCCCGCTGTCTTGTACGTCGTCGCCCTGACAGCGGCGTCAAGGAAGCCCAATTGAAGATAGCCATATTCAACATCGCCCATCGTCAATGGGTAAGCCGCGACGATTGTGGCGCTGGGGATCAGGATTTCGTTTGCGACAGTCGGGCCGGTGGAAAGCGCCGTCTTCCAAGTGTAGGTCCGCCCGGCGAAGGTCACGGTATCGTTGTTTGAGAACAGGCGCGGAGCGGGCAGCGCGTCTTCGTCCTCCGGGTCCGGGTCATCCCGCGTAATCGTCAGGGTGCTGGATGCCTTGAAGCTCAGGTTGGTCGCTGCGGAGATGTCCAGCGTCCGTTTGGCCGTCGCGCGTGGGTCGATCAGGACGTTGCCTCCGCCCAGCCCGTCATCCACCAGAGCGAGCGCAGGGTCCCAGTCGGACACCTTCGTCGGATCGGCCCAGACCTGATTGTTGGCGGAAAGGCCGATGAACTTGGCCAGCCGGGTCGTGCCGGTGACCTGTCCAAACTCCAGCACACAGTTGGAGGCGTTGCCGCCCTCCTCCTGATCGTCCGAAAGAGTGAACAGCAGCGTGTTCGTGTCGCCCGTGTCCGTGTATTTCGTGACACCGGAGACCACATAGTTAGAAGAGCGGACCCGGAACAGATAGCCATCATCCGTGTCGCGATTGCAGATAACTTGACACCCCTGAAGGAACCGAACCCCGTCGCTGTTCTCGACAGCCCAAGCCTTCATTACGTCTTCACCGGCCCGCTGGTGGATGCTCACAGCACCCCCAAACAGGAAGCCGGGTGAGTCGTTTACGTCAACGGCAAATCGGGACCCGGCGTTGGCGTCATCTGTCGTGTCGTGTTGGTCAGTGACAATGACATCTCCACCAACGCCAGTGCAACCGTTAATTGAAACCGCCGAGTGAACGGAATAACAGTTAATTGCTTTCCAAGTCAGGTTCTTGCAGTCCCGCGCCTTGAGGACGGAGCCGCCTTCGTATGTGTAGGCGGTGATGGTTCCGACGTTGACGTTCCAGCTTTCCTCGAAACGGGTGGGTTCGTTGGACAGGTAGACGACATGGGGCTGTCCATGATTTACCCGGTGGCCGAGCCATTCTGACGTGATGTTGTCGAGGGTAAAGTTGCGCTGCTTCTTGGTCAGAATGCCAAAGTCGAACTCGTCCAAGGTGATGTTGACCACCCGGTTGTTTTCGGTCTGCATCGCCGCCGTAGCGGACCTGATCTCTGCGTCGGTGTACGGTGCTGAGCCGTAATTAGCCGTCAGATAGGTTGCCGCCTCGACATCCTTGCCCTGAAGGCAAACGCCGATGTGGAAGCCCGTGATGGTCAGGCCGTCGATCAGTATGTTAGAGGCGTCATAGGACGTGATGGCCGCCGCCCTGTTGGCACCGCTCAGGGGGCCAAGGGCCGTGATCCGGCTGTGGGCGTTCGCCGCGTCCCATGCGTTCTTGAAGGGAACCGTCGTCCAGTTGGCGATTGCATAGGCCGGATTGGCCGCGTTCCACTCCGTTGCCCACGAGGTATATTCCCCCGCCGACCAAATGAACTTCGGGCGGGTGTAGTTGCCCACCAAATCGAACGCCCCGACCAACTTCGCGCCGTCGCCACCCAAATGGAACACCGGGCGGGTCGGGTTGTTTGACCGGATCGTGACCTTGCCGAGGGCTCGCAGGGCGACGTTGGCGGGGACGACGATGGGCAGCCCGGTCTCAAGGTTGTTCGGCCTGTGGTAGCCGCGGCTGTGGGGATAGACAAACACCTCGCCACCGCCACGGGCCGAAATGGCCTGCAGCCGGGTGTTGACCACCTCAACGTCGTCCATGCTCGTCAGGAAGCCAGACACGTCGGCCGCCCCTGCCGGAGGGGTCGCACCCTCGACGCCTTCCCGTACGTCGAAGCGGAGAAGGTCGTAGACAGTCTGAACTGTGCTGTCGGCGAAGTCGATTGTGATCTCGGCCTCATAGTAGCCGGGCGTCACGTTCAGCGCGCCGGCCGGCCACGAGAACCTCACCCGGCCGCCCATCCCGGGGGTTGTGACGGTCTCGTCGATCGAGCCGTCATCCGCCACCGCGCCGGGCAGCTTGACGCCGGTGATCTCCCGCAGGGTCTCCCCGCCCGTCGGACGGAACTTCAGCGTGACCATGGTGCCGGATTGCGACACATTGATGCCGGCCCGCGTGTCTGCGTCTACCAGCACGACGGTGATGTCAGGGCGGCTGTCGCCTTGGACGAGCTTAATTCTCGACATCAGACGACCCTCGGCATGCGCACGTAGACAGAGCGCCGGGTCAGGCCCTTGTTGCGCTCGATGACAGCCCGGTCGATGCCCGCCTTGAACTTGCTGGCGTAGTTCATGGCCTGCGTCGGGTCATAGTAGGGCTGGTTGGGGGTGTCATACAACCGGGACCGGGCCCCGTAGCCGATAACCTCCGCCCAGTACTGGTAGATGTTGTCGTCCACCTCGACGCTGTCCCGTGTGGGGCAAAGCGCCAAATGAAGGCGCAGCGCGCCAGTGATGGCGACATCCGGCGTAGGCACCAGCTCGACCTCGGTCGGGTTGTTGTGGGTGTAGAAAGCGGGCGTGCCGCTCTCGGTCGTCCAGTCTTTCTGGTAGTTTTCCCGCAGCTCGCCGGACGTGACCGGGATCAGCCGGGCCTCGTCGTACCACGCCGCGACGATTTGCACGGGGGTGGCCCCCTCGGGGGGCGTGATGTCGTAAGTGCCGACGCCGACGACCGACGAGATCGGGTCGTGGACGTAGAGCCACATCTGGGTCTGCCGGCAGAACTCGATGCAGGCGTTGCGCACGGCGTTGACCGCCACAAACTCGGCGACGTCGTGGACGTAGGGCACCACCTCAGGGAGGAAGTTCTCGTATCGCGTGCTCACTTGGCCGTCCCCTTGCTCGCCGGGTTTGGCGGATAGAGCTGGAGATTGGGGTTGTTGGACAGCTGCGCCGCGTCGCCCTGCCCGAGCGCCTGCATGAACAGCTGAAGGTAGCCCGCAGCCACGCCTTGGCCGGCGGCGAAGTCGCCGTCTTTCTGGTGGGCCCGATACATGACGTAGTCAAACAGGGCCGAGTGGTAGATTTCGCCCAGCGTCAGGTTGCTCGAGCCGGTGGTCAGGACAGGGGGCAGGACCGCGTAGACGATCTCCACGTGCCCGAGGCCATTGTTCGGCGGGTAGACGTAGAAAGTCTCGGGCGATTGCGGCTCGTAGATGTAGTTCTGCACGATCGCGGACGCCGTGCTGGCGTGCCACGTTGGCATGTAGCCGTCGAGCAGCTCCCTGCTGACGATGCGGCAGGCCCGGCCACCGGTGGTCAGGTCATCGGCGATGTTGCGGACCACGGTCAGCAGCATGTAGCCGTCGGAGGGAAGGGCTTGCTTGGTCCCGGCAACCAGCGCCACCACGTCGATCGTGCTGGCTGCGGAGGGAACATAGGACACAGCTGTGCGCTGTCCGTCTGACAGGTAGCTGAGCAGCTCGACGTCAGTCCAGCGCGGGGTAGTCCCGTTATCGACCAGCTGGTCACGGACCTTGTCGAGGATCGTCTGCGCTGTGACAGGCATGAGGGTCCTCGTAGTCGGGAGAGTAGGTGGTAGCCTACTCTCCCGCTTCGCGCCAGAGGTTTACAGGTACTGAGCGAGGACCAGCGAAGTCGGCTTGATGGTGCTGTAGCCGTAGACGTTGAGGCCACGGATCAGGCGACCGAAGTCGAGCGGGTTGGCCAGCTCTTCGACCTTGGTGATCTGCGAGGCGAAGGTGATCGCGGACTTGTGACCCGCGATCATGCACTTGCGCGCCACAGCGTTGGCGGAGATGCCGGTGCCGGTGTTGGTGCCGTCGAAGTTCTGGAGGGCAGCGGCGGTGGGCAGCAGGTTCGAGACGTACAGGTTGAACCTGTCGATCATCCCGATCTTGCCGTTCCGCAGGATCGACTGGCTGTCGCCGGTCAGGTAGGCTTGGCGCAGGTCCGAGTTCATCAGCAGGTTGCGAACAGCCGGCGTGATGATCAGGAAGCGGTCGCTGTCGGGGACGTTCTGCTCGTCAAGGATCGACGCCATGGCGGTCATGGTGGACAGGACGTTCGAGGTCGACAGGGTCAGCGGAGCGCCGCCCGACGGGTTGGTCGAGGCGTGGTAGGTGCCGCCCGCGCCACCGATGTTGTACGACGCCGAGCGAACACCAGCCACCGTGCCGCGGTTGGCGGTGGCAGCAACGGTGTCAGCCGACATCTTCAGCAGGTCGGTGTCGATGGCGATGGCCATCTGTTTCGACGCGTCGTCGGTGAAGTGGTTCATCATCTTCGGGTTGGACTGGTATTCCAGCACGTCCGAGACGGTGACGCCAAAGTACTTCGCCATCGAGATGTTCAGCTCGGTCTTGTCGGGGGTGGGCACCTCGTAGGAGAGGGTCGACCCGACGGTGTAGTTGCTGATCGCGATGGTCGGCGCGGTGTTGATGATGACCTTGTCGCCGAACGACTTGATCTCACCCTCGTAGTTGGTGTTGGCGATGTCGCCGAACACGGTCGTCGCGTAGAACTTGGCGTTCAGCTTCGAGGACCAGAGGGTGGGGATGAACGAGCCGCTGTAGGCGGGGGAGGTGTTGAACGCGCCGGACGACGTTGCGCCGCCGGACGTGCCCGAACCGTTAACTGCAATGGCCATGGTCGTGATCTCCGAGAGGGGGTTGGGACACCTCGACTATGGCTGGAGCCTCACGCTGTGAGACGGCCTTGGGCCATTGCGAGGTCGATTTCGGCCTCAATGCGTAGCTGCTCGGTTTCTTGGCCCTTGTACTTGCCCTTGGCCACGTCGGTGTAAAACGACTGGACCTCGGCCATCGACCAAGACTTCGCAGCGTTCGACGGGGTGGCGGCGGCCGAAGCCCTCGCCGTGCCGGGCGCGATCTGAGACTGCAGCTCCCTCGAGCGGGCCTGCGGCGCGCGGCTGGCGGGGGTTGTCGCTGGGCGACTGCCGGCCTTGTACGCGTCAAACAGGGCTGCCGTGCGGGTCACATCGAAGCGTGCAAAAGCGTCGTCGAGGTATGCCTGCCTGACCACCCCGCTGAGCGGGTCTGTTTCCAGAAGCCAGTCAAGAAACCCTTGGTCCGCGTTCACCTCCACATAGTCGGGCACGGAGCCCGCCAGCTGAGCGAGGTAGGACTGACGCTGAGACATGCTTTGCTGCTCAGCCACGCCACCGACTTGCGCCTTGAGGTGCGCGTTCTCCGCTTCCAGCTGGGCCAGTCGGGCGTCATGTGCGCGGGCAGTTTCCTGCGCCGAGCGTTTCATCAGCTCGATAAGGTCCGCGCCGTAGGCTTCGACGTCGGCGTCGGTAATCAGCGACTGAGCAGGCGCTGCCGGGGCTTCCACCTTGGGGGCGGGTGCCGCTGCGGCGGTCAGCTCGTTGACCTTCTGGGTCAGCTCGCGAACCTGCGCGTTGAGCCGGGGAACTTCCGCGTTGTACATGCCCTGCAGGCTGAGATAGCGCTGCTTGAAGGTCAGTTCTTCGGCAGAAGGCTCGACTGCCACCGGAGTGGCTTCAGGCGCTGGCGGTTCCGGGGGGTCTGCGGCGGGAGGGTCGGCGGGGGCGTCGTCTGCGGGCGGTTGGCTCTGGGCCAGCTGCTGCTCGATCAACTCCGCTGCGTCCAGCTCTGCTTGGACCTGCTTGGGAAGCGCCATTCTAGTTCTCCTGCTCCGACTGCGGCTGAGCCGCCTCACGGTCTGCTGGGGTTAGAGCGTTGTCACGCCCAATTTCTCGAGGTCGTCACGGGCGTCGCGCACCATGGCCTCCATCTCGTCCAAGCACTTGGCGCGGCCCTGAAGCTGTCGGAGGGTCGCCTCGTCAGAGGCTGCCACCAGTCGCTCAATCACCTTCGCCCGTTCCTCGGCGAGGAAACCGCTGAACACCTTCCACTCGTTCATCCGGCTCAGCAGGTAAACGCTTCGCAAGACATCGGCTGAGGGTGTCAACAGCATGGGCGGAACCTACCGCGCACCTATTACAGCCGTCAATACCTAACTTGCGGGCGGGCTGAAGTTGTCGGTCGTGGGTGCGCCGTCGGCCAGTGTCTGCCCTGAACCCATCCCTTGCGGGGCAGGGGGCGAGCCCTGCTGCGGCTGCTGCATCATCTGGGCTGCCAGCAGCTTCTTGCGCAGGGTGTCCAACGGTGGCACGACCTTGTCGGTGTCCATGTCGAGGTTCTTGGCGGTCTCCCGCAAGATCGCCGCCCGGCCCTCGACGCCCACGATCTGCATGTCGATCGGGTTGGACGTCGCCATCAGGAACTCATTCCGGCGCAGCTGTGCCGTTTCCTTGGTGACCAGCGACGCAGCCCCGCGCGCCACGATCTTGACGTCACCCTTCAGGTCCGGGTCCTTGGCGAACTGCATGTTGTGGTCATAGAGCCGCTCAAGCATGGGGGTGAGCACGCCCATGTCGATGTTCGAGATCACCTGCTTGATGGACTTGCCCGCGTTGCTCATGAGCATCGACAGGCCGGACGCCGTCCGCCCAGCGCCGCCGGCGTTGTCGCCCGCCATGTACTTGGGCAGGCCGGAGTATTCGTCGGCCAGCTGGTTGAACTTGTCGAACACGGCCATCAGCTCGCCGATGCGGCTGTCCGGCTGGAAGAAGTCGATCGGCCGGGAGTTGCCCCCCATCGGGTCGTCCTTCACCTGCCAGATACGCCACGGCGTCACCTGCTGGATGTCCTCGCCCGTCGCCAGTCGGCTGACGTTGACGGTCACCTGCGGGCCCGAGGCGATGCCCATGTTGTTGACAATGGCCCGGGCTGCCGCGTTGATTACCGTCTGGGTGTCGACCAGCAGGTCAGCGATGGAGTTGCCCCACCAGTTGCCGGGCACGTCCTCGTATGATGCCTTGTAGTAGGGCTTGCGGCACAGCGGGTCGTAGTTGAGCACCGCCTTGACAACGTAGGTGCCGACCAGCCACGCCTCGATGTGATAGTCCTTCAAGGGGTCGGGCACGTCCTTCTCGTTCATGCCCCAGTCCAGCAGCTCCTGCCCCTGCACCGGGCCCCAGAACTGCAGGGCGTCGATCAGCCCCTCGGAGTTTGTGGACGTAGCCGTCTGGCCGAGCCCTGTGGCGTCGGCGATGGCCGTGGTGTCCACGGTCAGCCAGTCGCGCAGGCCGCCCTTGCCGTACGCCTCCAGCGCCAGCCGGATTGCCCCCTCGTCGTAACCCTCGACCCCGATCATCTCCAGCAGGTCCAGACGGGACAGCTGGTGCTTCTCGATCAGGTCGCCCTCGTTGACGTCCGTGGCCTGCGGCGACGGGTAGATGTTGAACGGCGACACCCGCTCCCAGCATGACACAAGCTCGTCGGTCATCTGCGCGAGGGACGCGCCGGGGGTCGCGGGGTCAGGCACCCACTTGAGCACCTTGCGCCGGCGGATGACCGGGCCCTTCAGGATAGCACACGGGAATGTGGTGATGTCGTCGATGACGGCGTCCAGCGCCTGCATGAACCCGCCCTCGACGAGCTGGTCCTCCATCTTGTCGGCCATCTTGTCCGACCGCTCGCGCGCCTCGGCCTTGGCTTTTGCCAGCGCCTGCTCGCGAACTTCTTTCATCATTTCCTTTATGGCCGCGTCGTTGGGCGGCTGGCCCTGCATCGACGACTGCAGGATTGCCTGCGCCACCTCGGCCACGATCTCTTCGTTGTCCTCGGGCGGCAGGTCCGGCACGGGCGTCGGCCTCAGGGTCCACGGGCGCTCGGTGCCTGTGGCCATGAGCACGTCCCGCAGCCAGCTTGCCGCGGCGCGGCATTTGACGGATGTCATCCCGGCATAGACGGCCGACCCGCCCATGCCCTCGATGGCGACCAGTTTCTCAGGGTCGTACTGCCCGCGTCGGGCCCGCATGTTTGCGAGCATGCGGTCCTCGACCTCGCGCCGGGCTTCCCGGGCGTGGTCCCACTTGCGCCGGATGTGAGCGGCGATGCCCGTGACCAGTGGCGCGGCCTGCCGGACCTCGGCGTTGCGGCGCTCCTCATCCTGCACGACGGCCAGCGACACCGCCTTGAGCGGTCCGATCGAGATTGCGGCGTTGCTGTTTGCAGGAAGCATCAGACGTTGGCTCCGAGCACGCGCATGTAGCGCTGCATCACGTTGTAGAAGGCGGCGTGTTGCGTGGCAGACCAAGCGTTGCCGCCGTACAGGCAGTAGCCGAGGGTGGAGGAGCGGGGGACGGTCAGCGTCGGCACAGTTGAAACCAACTGATTGTAGCCGCCGATGAACAGGGCGATATTGACCAGCGAAGAGCCGGGGTTGGTCAGGGTCGGGGTGAGCGTCGCCACGCCATTTTTGTAGCCTGCGCCTGCTGTCCCGGTAGCCGCCGCCACGAACAGGCCACGGCTATCGGTCGCGCCAGAAATGTAAACTGTGTTGGCAGTGTTGATTGTCGCAAAGGCGTTGGACCCGTTGGAGGGCAGGATGTGTACGGATTGCGTCGGGACCACGACGTTCGCGCCAAACGCTCGTCCGCTCGACGCCACGTTTGTCCGCTCGTAGACCCCGATCATCTGGGAAGTGCCGGTCGCGCTGGTCGCATGGGTCGATGGGATGAACCCGGTGTTGATGTAGCTGGTGCCGTTGAAGGCGTAGCCCGCGTCCGCCACGAACGTCGGGCTGTTCGTGGCCGTCATGGTCCGCAGGTTTTTCCAGTCCACCAGAGCAGAGGCGGTATTCTCGGCCGTCAAGACCGGCAAAAAGTCCAGAGCGGCCCAGACGTTGGCCGCCTTCAGGGCGCGGATTGTGTCGCTGACCAGCCGGCCACGGGGCTGGCTGACGTTTGCCGACCCGACAACCGCGATCCATCGGGCTGCGTCGGGGTCGATCGACGAGCCCAGCAAAGCCACGTTAGATGGCAGGACGAGCGACATCAGTTTCTGATCGTTCGCAGGGTCACGGTGATGTCGGACGTGCTGACCAGCGTCGGGGTCGACCGCGCCACGAGGACGCCGAACAGCGACGTACCTGCGAGGGCGTAGGGGAAGGCGAGGTTTGAGCCTTGACACACCGAAGGGGTGCCGAGGTTTGTCCAGTCGTTGAGGCGGACGACACCGATGACCTTCGAGAAGTCGCCGGCCGCCACGGCCAGCGGCTCGTTATCCGTGAATGTGGTGGCGCTCGGGTCGGCGTTGAACAGCACCAAATCCATGGCCCCGCTCTGCGTGGACTTGCAATTCAGCGTCACCCCTTGGATCAGCCCCGACCCGCCGGCCGACAGTGTGGCGGCGGCGAACGTCAGCTTTGCGCCGACCATGTCGCCTGAAGCGTAAGCGCCGGCGGTAACGGTCGGGCTCTGGCTGATAACGGCGATATTACCGCCCGCCGTCAGGGGGGCGGTAGCCGTCCCGGTCGGGTCGCCAGAGCTACTGAGCAGGATGACATTCCGCACCGGATAGTCGACCGAGAGCGGGGCTACTTGGGCGGGC